CACGTTGTCGGCAATGACGCCTTGCAACGAAGCGATGGTGCGGCGCTGCCATTGACGCATCCAGTAGGTTCCGAAGCGATTGCGAACCTGTTGCATGGGATCAGATCCGGCAAGCTCGCCAGTCATATCCGCAGACGAATAGCCTTGGTTAAGGCTGGCCATGCGCGCAACCTGCGTGCCTGTCGTGACCTTCGCAGGAACGGCAATATCGGTCGGATCGTCGGTGCCATAGTTTGGCTCGTCGGATGCGTCCAGATCCTTCCAGAACGGCAGTTCAGCAATGCGCCCGCCGTCTGAGAACATGCCAGCAAGCGCGGGGTTTGCAACTGCGATGCCGCTGTCAAAGAAAACAGTCTTTTCGGGACCGTTTACAGCCGTGTACGAGGAATAAACCTCGGGGACATATACGTCAGAGATTTGTGTGGTAGCCATGAGGCTTTCCTTTCGAGATTATGTGCCAGCTAATTGCCGGAATGTTTCGGGGTCGCTGTGGAATAGAGCCGTGCGCTCTTTGTCGCCCATCTTTGCGAATGTCTCCGCATTAGCTGGGGCGTTGCCGTTCTTGCCACCCGTTGCTCCGCCGCCTGAAGCGGGGGTCACGAAGTCCTTGCCTTCACCAGCAGCCCATCGCTTAACGTGATCGACCAAGGCCAGCGGCCCCATGTCGGTATCCACGAAGGGCTTGCCATCGTCGCCAATCTTCACATCGCCTGCCAGCATGGTGCGCGCCGCTTTTGCAAATGACGTGTTTGTGACGCCTGCGCCGTTGAGCGCGTCTGTCAGATCACGGTCTAATGCGTTTTTAAGCGCGCGGCCTTGCTCGGCTTCATACTTGCCTTTGTAATCGTCGCGCTCTGCTTCGAGTGTCTGGCGTAGCTTGATAAGCGCGGCCTCGTCGGCTTTCCCGTCCTTGAGTTTTGCCCACTTTTCAGCGTCAAAATCTTCGGGGAAGTCCTTGGCGAGTGCCTTAGCCGCATCGCGCTCGGAACGTGCCGCATCGCGGTCGGCCTTCGTGCGCTCATATGCTGATTTGAGATTGGCAACATCGGGGTGATTGTCTACGCCGGACACTTGCAAGATGAACTTGCCGTCGTTTTCTGCGTAAAAGGGCTTAACAGCATCATCAATGCCGTCGAGGGTGTCGATAACAGTTTGCAAAGCCATCGGCTTAATTCCTTTGATTTATGGGGTGCGCATCGCGCAGGATTACAGGCCGTCAGCCCGAATATCGCCGCCCTCAATGAGAGCGTATTCTTCATCAAACGTGCGTTCTTGGCTGGCAATTCCGCCCGCCTGAATGCGCTCGTAATATGTCTCTTGTGCAAGCCCGCCGCTTTCGACTAACCCGAACAGCGCGACGGCATCTTGCGGCGTGAGCGTGGCGTCGAGCAAGTCCTTCGGCGGCGTGACCGTGATGGCATCAATCACTGCATCCGACTGGCCCAGCATCCGCGCGATGTTGCGCAGGGACGCCTCCAGCAATGAGCAGGATGATTGCGCCACCGTCTTTAAGTTTGCCGTCTCTGAGCGAAACCGCATCTTGCGGGCAGTGCCAGATTCATTGGCCTGCCCCGATTGCTCGAACAATCGCGCCCCTGCCTGAATAGCGATTGTTCGGTTGTCCTGGATTGCTTCAAGGTGCGCCTGAATACCTGCGCAGGTTGGCGATACGTATTTCAGGTCCGGCGTTGTATTGTCATCGCCTAGCATTTCGTGGACCACGCCAGCGCCAACGGCGGTGGGTGCAGGCCCGTTGATTGCCACAAGCGTTTCCTGCCCGCTCATGTAGAGCTGCAAGCGGTAGTCTGCGGAAAGCTGGTACATGGACAACGCCGCGCGGGCGATGCCGATCATCGGCGGGGCTTCCATATCCGGCCCCATGTCCTTTGCAGACGCCACGGCAAACGGGATCGCGTTGAGTGCACCACCGCCAAGTCGCGTTGGCGTTACGTCCGTTTCGCCGTCAGGCTTGTGCAATGTCGCCGTGTAAACGCCATCGACAAGCTGCAAAACGCGGTATTTCTCTTGCTGCGCCCAAACGAAGCCATCACGCACTGCCTCGCTCTCGTTCAGGACGAAGAACCCGACGTCCCAGTTGATGATTGTATCGCCGCGATAGCCTGCGAGGAATGGATCGCCGCCGCCCTCCGGTGCATCGGCCAACACGCCGTAGCGGCCCGACACCAGCAAGTTGCGCGTTATGTTCTTGTGAAAGTCGTTGAGCGTAATACCCTCGCCGTCAACATCCTCGAACAGATATTCCATGTTGCTGGGCAATTCGACCGCGATTTCCTCGCCGTGAATGATACCAACCATAGCGCCAACGCTAGTTGCCAGAACCTCGGGGAACTGCGCCCGCATCTTGTATGCCGCATAGGCCGCGATGCCGTTGTCGCCGTGCGTCGTGTATCCAGACGGCATGGGCAGGTAAGTTGTGCCGCGTTGCTTTACGTCGCCCTCGCCTTGATAGGCGTCATAGCACAGCCGCCAATCGTCGAGGACTTGGCGCGTGATTTGTGGGTGTAGCGAATTAACGGCCATTTAATACAATCCTTTGACCGTTGTCGTTGTTGTTTTCGGTTGTGATTTAGTCATCAATTCGGTGAGCGCCCAAACCAAGGCGTCGGCCCTGTCTGGTGAGCCTTCACCGATGTATCCTTCTTGCCCGATAAGGCACATTTGATCCTCAAGATCCGCCAAGCCGCCAACGTGAGACAACCGCCCCTGTTCGTATAGCGCCGCGATAGGCTCAGCTCTTGCGACCTTGCCGCGACTGGCCGTGACCTCTTTGTAGCTTATGCCTCGATCAACGGTGCGTATGACGTGCTCGACCATCGCCCCGCCAAAGTTGCGCTCGGCCACGATCCTGTCAGCCCTGAACTCGTGATAGGCCGCGACTGCCCGCCTGCCCCATCCGTCTGGCGATAGCTTGCAAGTCCGGTCTGCCAGGACATAGCCGCGCCCGTCGATACCAAGCCCCGCGACCACGATGCCAATGTCATCGCCGTTATCGTCCGCCCCGCCTGTGCCGCTGGGGTCCACCGCAACCACAACCCGCCGCATTTCGGGGGCTTCTTTGAGCCTGTGCACGTCGAACATCTCGCGGGTCCATAGCGCGCCGGGTAGATCGTCCAGCATCTCGGCTTCTAGCTCTTGCCTGCCTAGCCGCGTGTTGCCGTACCGGTTTTTCAGATCCTCAAGAAACTGCGCTGGCAAGTTGCCCGCGTTGTCAAACGTGCTGCCCCGCGTCACTACCGATCTGTCGCTTGCGATGATTTCGCGCAGAACAGGAATAGGCCTTGGTGTTGTCGTGACAATCACGCGGGGGTCATTGCCCGCCCGCATGGTGAATTGCAGCATGTCCCATGTTTGCCGCGCGCGCTTGTACTTAGCTAATTCGTCTACCCACGCTGCGTCAAATTCTGGCCCTCGAAGCTGATCCGGCTCAGTGCCGTTATAGCCAAGTGCCACCGCTCCGTTAGGCCATGTGATCCGCACCGGCTTAAACCGCGCCGTGGGCTTTTGCCCGTCGGGGTAGATCGACAACAACCGCGCCACCATAACCTCCTCAAGGTCTTTCTGCGTCTCTGCAATTAGAGCGATGCTGCGCGACCCCGCCTCAACGCGTTCCTTGACCCATTGCGCGCCCGCCTCGGTTTTACCAAAGCCGCGCCCCGCGTTAATCAGCCATGTTGACCAGTTGCCCTCCGGTGCGAGTTGCTCAGGACGGGCAAGAAAACCGCGCCAATCGTATATCAGCGCATCGGCCTCGGCGTCTGTCAGGCTGGCTACGAACCTGTCGCGGTCAGCTTTCGGTAGTGCCTTCAGTCTCTCCGCTGGGCTTTCTGTCATTTAGGAACTCACTTAGCTTGCCAGACGGGGACATTGTGCCATCCTCAGAGATGTGGTTGACGTTGCTTGTCTCACGCCATCCGCCCCGCGTCTTGAGCCAGAATATCGCTGCTGTGACTGCTGACGATCCATCGCCAAGCGCCTTGTTATAGAGCGACTGAGCAACCCGGCTGTTAGCCTTCGCCGTGGCCGTGTCCAGTTCCTCGCGGTAGTGCTTTTGCAACGTGCTGCGCTCAATGCCGATCACCTTGGAAATGTCCATCTGCGGAACGCC